TTCTCCTCGGCATCAGAATCTAAAGCTACATAAACTGGCGTGTCGTTCAAAATAATGCTTTTAAACAATTTTGATTGCTCCTTTAAAGACGAACCCAATATGGGTACCGAATTCTTGCCAGCTACTATAGCATCAAACACCCCTTCTGTCAAGGTTAAATCTTCGCACCAGTCGATATATAGTTCATTAAAAATTATCTTACTCTTAGAAGTGCGAGGATTCATGTATTTTCTCCAATCATCCCGATATGTTCTGGCAATAAAGAAGTTGCAGTCACCGTTTTCATTAAAAGAAGGGACTATTACTCTGCCTGCATATTCTCCGCTAGAACAATATCCTATTTTCCAAAATAAAATATCTTTATCTGTTATATTTCTTTTGTTTAGGTAGTTTTTGGCTATTTTAGCCTCGATTGAATTGTTTTTGTTAGCCAAAGACACAAATTCGCTAGGTAAATCTACAACAATCTCTTCTTCTGGTTCATTTTGCGGAAAAATGGTCTCTAAAATATTTTCAAAGTCTAAAAGATTTAGTTTTCCTGATAGTTCTTGCCATTTTGATCTTTTTTCGTATGATGCATACTTTCTAACTAGGCGATATATGCTATTACCCCTATAATCACAGATCCAACACTTAAAAACATCCTTGTCGATATTAACACTCAGCTTTTTCTTATGATGATTACACTTGGGGCAGGTAAACAGGTGTTCTTGTCCTGTTTTATTGTATGGTCCAAGAAAATCTTTAAGAATTTTTACTTTTTCGTTGTTCGACAAGTGCGTATCCTGCTTTTGCAATAACAATGCTATCGGCAATATCGTAATACTTGGGCTTCAAGTTCCCAGATTTTGTGTACTCTACAACAAAACAAGGTTCATTGTCAAGCAAAAAGTTAACAACTTGTTCTTTTGCTTTAGTTCCCTTCTTGATAGTAATGCCACAAGCCTTACGAGCAGACGATGCTGGGATATGTTCTGGTTTAATGCTTAGTTCTCTATAGCACAGATAAGTTATGACTCCGTTAAACGAGGATAAGGTTGATAATGTCTTAGCTGACGAAAAGCCAGAGCGGAACATCTGGAGGCTTTGCTCAATAAAAATGTGCTCTATCTTGTATTCTCGCTGAATATCAAGCAATTCTCCTTGAATATGGTTGTATTTTGAATAGATGTCTGGAAATTTGTTCTTGTTTCTTAAATCTATTGCAAATGTCTTTATTATTTCGCCCTGATCTACAATCGTGAAACCAACAATGCTTGTTGAAATGTCTAAACCTAAAATCATAGATATTATATATCAAGTTTTAATTTAAATGTCAAGTCTCTTTGTTCTGTTTTTTTAACTGGGGTGGCTAATTTAGCAATTGCAATTAGGTTTCTTTCTTCATCATAAATTCCAATTTTCGAAATGTATGTTTCTTTGCCAAATGGCGGGGACTGATCTGTATATGAGGCACTCACAATGTTCTTAATTGACAATTCTCTTTTTTCGCTGTAAAAATTAGAACCAGTTATCGGAGACTTGTCTTGACTGTAGGCAGCATATGTTGGGTTGTTTGAGTGATTTAGCTGACCCTTTCCTGCTCTGGCAAACATAGTGACAACTTGCGTCTTTGTTGTCCCTCGAAAATCTAATTGCCAAGAAGATTTTTGACCAGATATAGCTATGCCATCTTGTGCTCCTACAGCAAATTTCAACCAATTGGGAACTGTGTCTGGGTCTGACGGGTTGTAGTCCTCAGATCCGTGTTGACCGCTCGTAAGGTCCCACGAGCCTGTTAGCATCAAAAACCCCTCATTGTATAGAGCTACCCCCGCCACAGAACCAGAACCATTTGATCCCTGCGGACCTGTCTGAATAAGTGTTCCATTTCTTGTTTCGTCTTTAAGTGTTCCAACCAGAGTTCCTGAAACAAAGAAATTTAATTCTAGGGATCCTTTTTTAATTTGAGAGCCATAGAATATAGAGGGTATACTAATCAAATTTACATTTTGTGTGCTCTTATCCCAGCCATCCTCAAATGTTGATGAATAAGCGTAGTGTTCACTGCTAGGTCGATAAAAATTCATGGTGTTCTTTAAAGCATCTAGCTGTGGTCTACTCTGCGTACTAGAGCTAAAGAAATTTCTCGTAATGCTAGCCGATAAGGGGTAACTGCCAGACATAACATCGCCATATACAAAATCAGAATTAAAAGATGCAGAAGTTATTGTCCTAAAAGATGTGAGAGAGCCGTCTTTGGTGACAAACGGATATATCAAATTACTAGTAGGCTTATCTACATTGTATTCGTAAAGACTTATAAACCCCGGTGGGATGTGATTGATGTTTTGCTCGCTTAAATCACCTTTGCTAAATGGGTGCTCATTGTAATATACAACTCCACCATACACAAAAAAAGCAGCTTTAGGGTGTGTAGTCAGGGTATTGTTAATTATATCGTCTTGATTAAACTGATAGTATGGCACGGGGCTTACCTCCTGCCTAGTAGTCCAATCTTACCCTCAAGGTTAACTCTGTGTCTGGAGTCTTCTTAAGCGGTTCAGATACTTTTGCGGTTGCTAACAGTTCATTATCAGCCGAATACAGTCCGATAGTCGTAATGTATGATGTTGGCTGATCTAAACTGCTATTTTTAACCCTAATTTGACTGGTGCTGTCGATATAGGTTGGGTTAGAGCTGTAATTAAATTCATTGTGACTGGCGCGGCAGAAATAAATTGTAGAATTTAATTCTGTCGTATTGTTAAAGCTAATATTTTTAACCCTATTTCTAATTGCGTCACAAGAGCCAGAAATAGATGAACCAGTGGTAAATTTAAGACCATCAAATCCTGTGCCCGTTGTTCCACTGGCTGGGCTTAACATGTTCAACGAACCAAAGCCAGTATTATTTAAAATCCCGCCATCAGCAAAATCTTTGAATATTGAGGAGCTTACAACTGCAACGCCTGCCTGATAATAAATTAGCCCAACTGGTATGCCGGTCGCGTCAAGATGAAGTGGCTCCTCGCTTCCATCAGACTTTGAAGATGTGGCAAACAAGATTCCGTATTCACCTGCTGGGGAGTTTATTTTATATCCCGATGACCCACTGCTATCTACAATTTTTACAGTTTTTCCAAAGTTCATGCCGTTAAATGCTGCAAGATTGTTACCAGCGGCGGCGTCATCATTTGACCCGGAAACACCAATTTCAAGAGAAAAAGTTCCCTTTTTAACTTCATCTTTTTGCAAGAGTCTGGCAAAGTTAACAAAGAAGGCTTCTTTTATCTTGGTTCCAGAGGCATGCTCTCCGTCTTCATCAAACTCTCTAATATTGCCGTTAGTGTCATGACCAGACAATAGTTGTGCCATCTGATTATAGATGTGTATTTTGTCTGCATTCTGCACATGTCCAGAGCCTGATAGTTCCGAATTATTGGAATACCCATAAGTCAAATCAAAAATGTGATTTGCCGATGAGCTTAAATAAGGATAATCGTAAACACTCTGAAACAATCCGTGAGAAAAGTTTTTTATGTTTGTTTCAACCAACGAGCTTGCTTGATTGTATGTACCCGACACGATTGACCCCGTAAGAGGGATAGCTTCGTGCAGAAGTGTCCTAGTGGATGTTACATCATTATTTAAAAAATTTTTAAAACTTGTTGCCATAATTTTTTACCTATTTTAAGTATTATACTTTCTTTAGAAAAGTGATTGGTATATCAATTCTATATCCTGTTGTTGCTCCAGTGATTCTGACATTACTATGAATTCTTCTGAAATTTTCTGTGGAAGATCCAAATGTCAGTGATTCACTGGCTACACCCAAGAGAGTGAACAAATAGTTGGAGCTAGCCAACTCTGTCGATGGAGCTAATCTGAATCGTAGTCTACTTCCTCTTGGTCCATCAATTGGGCTTGTATCTGATGACCCAAAAGCGGTTGTAACAATAGTGGCGTTATCAGTAGAGAAGCTATAGCTTGCTATATTGTCATCGTCTAAGTATGAATATGCTTGTTGTGAGCCCCCAGCTCCCGGAGAATAAACATAGCCCAGTCGATTGTCGATTTCGACAATATATTGTGTTTCTAATAATGTTGGGTCTATTGTGAAATCTTTTGGTATAGCAGTAGTGTCAAGACCTTGATCAATTAATATTTGCTTAGTCTCATTTGTATCTTCTCCTGATAAGAAAATGCCATTATCACTTAAAGCATAAGTTGATTGTTGTGCAGTAAAAATATCGTCAGTTGTTTTATTGCAGCAAATCACAAAGCTTCCAGCGACTTTTGTTGTAGTGGAATTTAAGCTCGTTGCATTTGAAGATATTTCGTTTAATCTTGTCACCGGCAGGTACAAAAGGTTCGTCTTAGGAATAGACAAAAGGCGGTTTTTCATTGTAGAGGTGTTGTTTGTCAGCGCCTCAATAATCGGAGTTGTAAGAATATCAATGTCAAAATAAGCCGAACCACTAGAGTGGTTAAGGTTGTACTTTGAATAATCAATCTCGTCGTCCGCAAAAGCGTACTTTACAATTTTAAAAGAGCCGTCGCCTCTCGCTAATCTAGCTCTTCCTGCGTCTGTAAGAACAGCGTCTAAAATAATATCTCCACTATTGTCTAAAAACCCCATTTTTATTCTCCTAAAATGTCTACATTGTCTTTATAATTAGTCTTTTTTATAAATAGTTATATTTTTTAATTTAGCTCAAATTAAATCATATGTTAATCTTTACTTCATATATATGTCGGCTAAAGAGGATCACGGGCTTTTTACTTCAGCCTCATTTGAGCTTTTTCGCCCTGTGCCATCGTATGAAACAATCTCTTGATCGCCTTCAATAGCTCTGCTCTTAAAAGCAACATTTAAATCTAATATTTTTCCCGTGTGCTTAGATTTAATTCTAAATTTAAATTTTATAGGATTCGTTGAATTAATATCGGAAAAAACAGATTGTTCTTTTATACCAAGAGTTGGAGCTTTTTTCAAGTTTAATGCAGACTGAGCTTGAACGCCTTGTTCATTAACTTGCATGCTTTCATCTAAATTCAGTATTCCCTGCATTGAATCTGGTTCTATTTTTAGATATCTCTTAAATGATTTAGACTTAATCCCCAGCATTTCTGGATCTGGCTCGTATATGGATATCACCGGATATACCACACCTGAATTTTCAACCATTTCTACTTCGTAAATCGGCGATGGATTTGAAGGGTTATTGTGAACATCGATTGCTCTAAACATGTAGTAATATTTTTTATTTTGTTCTATTTTGTCTATGTATGCGCTTGCTTCTTCCGCGTCTATCACTGTCTTTGTGCTTTTTGATATGGCACCATCGTTTCTAAAACTATCGTAGTTAATTGGCTTTTTTTCTATTCTATACACTTCATATTGAATTGGAAAATCATCTGATTTAAACATGATCATAGGATCAACATAATCAAGCTGGCTTGTAGTTTCAGGAGGGGCATTAAGTTTTTTTAACTCCCTTCCCTGTGCCTTTCTGATTGCATCAAATCTTGGTATGTCATTTTCATAATCAATGATAATTGGTATCATTTCATTCCCCACCGAACCGGGGAAAAAGTTAATTTTTATTTCATTTTTCTTGCCATTTAGTGGAACAATATCAATTTCAGGTGGTGCTGGAGGAGCATCGCTTACGCATACCTCTTTTTTGTACACTGGCACCTCTACCAATCTAACATCTGGCTCACAAATGACATCAAAAATTCCCATTCTTCTATGCGACCCTTCAGGTTTCATAAATAGAATGTTTGCCCCTTCCTCCAAGGACTCGCCTCGGGTGAGGAATTCGGCGGAGTTGTTTCCAGAGGTTGTATTAGTGCCAACAAAGCCACTATTAGAAGCGCTGTCTTTAACAGATTGTCGATAATTAACGAATTTAGATCCGAAATAGTTTGCCTGTATGCCGGTCATTGCCGATGTGTCTGAGGTGGCAGAGTAGTAACTATTGACAAATTGAAACCCATATTTTGATCCAACAACAATTTGATATGCATATACAGTGTATTCATATCTTTGCCCATATTTAACTTGTGTATCCACATATTTTAAAACTCCGGTAGCTCCATCTGTGTTATTTGGCACAGGAATCCAAAAATTTTGAACTGGGTTTGCGTCTGGATTTGAAGGGGCTCCATTTTGTTGAAGTGGAGTTTTTTGCACTCTATAGAACATGGTCTCATTATAAGACAATTCTTTATTTAAAATTTGCTCATAATTTCTCGTAAGCTCACCAATAATATTTTGATAATCTGCGATGAAGACGAAGGCTCCCAATGTTGCCTCCGGAGAGTTAACTCCGTTTCTTTTATACTTTCCGTCTTTGGGGTCGCTATACAGAGTTTCTCCGGAATTATTCAAGAAAAGCTTATTTACAAATTCTTCATAATCCCAAGTGTAGATGCGGTCCTCTGAGTCTTGGGCTACAGTAGTCCACGGACCATCAGCGTTGTACAAGTATTTAATGTATCCATCTAGAAACTTATTTACATCAAACTGTCTATAAACTTCTGATCCTTGAGGACCGATGATACCGCTGCTTATGGTAGCGTCAGATGATTCGTCAGGGGGCACTAAATTATAGAGAGCCTTTTTATCACTTAAAGAATATATTCCTGATGAGCAAATAGGTGGTATTGCTTCTGAACTTGGTGCGTTCCCTCGGGGCAAATTTCTGTAGTCTGGATTTATGTCTAGCGAGTTATAATACCGATTGCCATCTGGTCCTATGGGGGCATTTTTTGATGGAGTGCCGCCAGTCGAATTTGCTGTAAACACATTCGATATCCAAGCTTTTATAAGAAGATCAGTCATTCCGCTCTTGTTAAAGATGCTCGTCAAAGTTCTATTGGATGGTGTATTAAATTCTATATTGGTGTAAAATGGAAATTGATTTTTTATACTATCATATTTCTGCACAAACTCATTGCTTGTTTGATCAAGAATGATATGATCATAAAATATTTCATCTCCCTCAGATCTGTCTGGGAATGTTTTTCCTTTTAGCACCCATCGTCCGTACTGCTCAAAATTAAACTGGGAGAGCGGGCGTTCCGTGAGAGGAGCAGGTGTGTTATTGTCTTCCTCAATAGGTACATCGTATATAGATGGAATTTTCCTTTCATTTAATGCTGTCTTAGAGTTTACAGCGTTTTCATAGTTTTTTGAATAATAATTGTATATTGGCTGTATATCTACATACAATATACTTTTATTTGTTTCACTTGCTAATTCAATAGCTCTCGGAGACATTGGGGTCTGCATTTTGAAAGATGTATCGTTATAAAATACTCTATCATATGCATAATCATTATTTATAAAATCATAAAAAGAGTCCATTCGAGCCAGATCTATAGTGCTATTTAACAAGTTTAATAATTCACCTTCCCAGTAATTCAATATTTCATTAAGTTCTGACTCTGGCATGTCCGATTCTTTTGCTTTTTTATAGGTCATGCTGCTTGGACCGCCATCAGTTCTCATTGGTAACTCGTTCTTGCTTAAGGCAGCTTTAAAATTATATTGTCCCGTAGACCCCGGACTGGGTGAGTTCAGATCGATGGGGGGAGGGTTGCCAGCGTTAGACACAAAATTTAGAGTAGTATTTAGATCTTTATATGGTTCTGTAGAGTTTTTTGCTTTTATGTCTGTTAATAAAGAGAGATAAAACATTCTATTGTTTAAAAGATTGTCGGTTCCTGTTGCAATCTTTAATCTGCTCGCCTTTCTTGGCAAATTTAGACTGTCCCCATATACTCCTTTTTCAAAAATATTATTCCATTCAACAGACACATCTTCAAATGTTAATTGAATTTTTGCGCCCCCTTCAAGGCACTGGTGCCTATAGGGGCGTGGAATCATATCTTCAGAAGAAACAGAAGAAACCTCTCGTTCATCATAAAGAAAGGTAACAGTGGGGCTTTGCTCATTGGAATTGGCTGGGTTTTTGAAGGACCATACTCTGCCTAAACATTGCCTAAATGCATCTGTTGTTGTGGGTGGTGTCTCATATGAGATTTCTTCTGCTCGCTCATCAGAAAGAGAATCAAAGCTTCCGGGGGCAGCAGATTGCTGTATAACAATAGAACCAACCCCTGTTCCACCCGGACCAGACTCATCAAATGGGCTAGCATTGTAGAAAGATGATCTATCGATTATTAATGCATACTGGTTTGAATATTCGCTCTTGATTCTATCGGAGTATGCCGCTTGCGATACCGTCAGTTCCCCCACAGATGCAATTGCAGTGCCCATTGGGGATTCCGGAGGGGTTGCGGGATCGTATGAGGAGTCAGGGTCTTGTGCGGGTCCAATCTGCCCGCCCCCTATTGCTCCAATATTATATTCTAAGACCATTTACTTTCTCCCTTTTGATAACGCTGCCTTAATATCGTGTGGATCCACGAGTGCCCTCATTCATTCTAGATCGAGCTGCGGTGTCATTGTTATCTCTTGCGCTCGTTCGTCTTTCTGTTGTTAAAGGGGGGGCATTTCTAATCATGCTCCTGTTTAATTCTTCAGAGCGAATATTTGATGGCATATTTATCAAATCCTGTAGCCAGCCCAATGCAGTGCTAGCACGAGCCTGTCTTCGCCCTCTATCTATATTTGCGGTCCTTCTCGCAGTCACACCCCTTGGCGGTCTCTCTCCAGTGGCCGCGCCGCCGACCGCTGCTGAAACCGTGTCCGGTACAGCATCGAAATTTATGGTAAAAAATTGATTATATATTGGTAATTGAAGTATATCGTACTTTGTTACGCCATACAGTTCATTTTCATAGGGTATCATTCTGCACAAAGCCGTTCCCCCGAGATTTCTATATTCTTGAAACACTTCATCGGTCAACAAAGACCAAATTGGGTCATTAGTGTTCAGATTACCATCATTATCGTAATTATATCCTGTTAAAACTTCTATTTTAACAATATTTTTGTAATTTAACAAGAAAAATGAAGCAAATTCAGGTGTTTCATATATGGCTTTCATTTTTGGAATCTTAGGATAGTGCGATATACCCTTTGATTGGTAAACCAAGGGTGCTACACCCAAAAAATTGTATGCCCCATTTATTGCAAAAATGCTCGCCTCTTCTTCCGTAAGCTCGTAATCGTATGCATATGGTTTTCTTTTTTGTAATTCATTTTTTAATGCCTCAAAGTCTGAATTAATAAAATTTTTCGTCCAATCTAGGTGCAGCATTAGAGATTTTACATGATTTGGCGCTCTTTTAAGCGGAGAGTTATTCAATATAAAGGGGTCTATGTGGTCTTTGCCTCCAAAAGCCATTAAAATGCCCATACCAATTGCCCATGCTGAGTATTCTTGGTAAAATGTGTTTTCAAATCCTTGGCAATAGTACTCCCAAGTCCATTTCGGATCAGAATATATATTAAAAAACTCTTGATTGTTGATAGACAACAACAAATCAGATGGATCTACATTTGATTTGATTATGTCGCTTGGATCATTAAGTATAGTGGCTGCTGACTTTATACTTTCCAAAGTAGATCCACCTGCCTCATAAGAACCTATCGCCATTGTTGAGCTGACTATTAGTTCTTGGTCCAACTGCTGGACAATTGCACTAGAATCACCTGTGGAGCCTCCAAAAACAGCACCAAAAGCTGTTCCCTGTGGTGTGGGCAAAGCGCTTATTGGACTGTTTGCAGACCCAGCTACTTCAATAGTGGCTTGCTTATCGGACAGCAAGTTAGTAAGATCATATTTTACCTCTGATTTTTGCCGATTGCTTCCTACTTTATCAGATTGTGAACTTTTATTTGCGATGTCAAATTTTTGATTTAATTTTAAATTGTGCTTGACAATATTTAAAAACACATTGTTAAGCTCTGAAATGTCTGTCCTAATATTGCCGCCTCTTAGCATATTTTGGGACTGCGCTCCTGCAAAATTTATGATTGATGGGCTTAAAAAAGCAGTTTTAGTGAATTCTATTGTATCATTTGGATTAAGAACAGCACCTTGGAGTTCTTTAAGTGCTGCTTCGCCAGCTTCTTGAGTCTGTATCTGATCTTTTACATCTTGCAACTCTTTTAAAGCGTTCTCGTAAGGCGTGGTCGCGACTAACAATTTAGCCTCGGCTGCTCGAATCGCCTCTTCTTCCTCGTTACTCAGACCGCGCTGTCCCAGTTCTTGTGGGTCACGGGAGTTACTGGGTGTCTGAGGTGCGTCGCGACCTGAAGAAGCGCCAAGCAAGGTCATCACAGGTGCTAAGTTGGTCTCTCGCGAAGAATTCGACGATTCTTGTGGGTCACGGTCGTTTCTGAGTATCTGAAGCGGGTCACGCCCAGAAGAATCCGACGATCTTTGTGGGTCGCGGTCGTTACTGAGTGTCTGAAACGGATCACGCCCAGAAGAATCCGACGATCCTTGTGGGTCACGGTCGTTTCTGGACATCTGAAACATGTCTCCCGATCCCGACGACAATCGTTGTACCGTCCCCCCCAGTTGTGGATTGGCTTGAATCAAGTCAAGCTCTCGTTGCGCCTGATCAACATTCTCCTTTAGTGAATCAACTTTTCTTTGCTTATTAAGCAAATCTTGATATAGATTTGCAATTATTGAAGCAAAGTCTTGCGAAGTTATAAGTGAATCTGCTAAAGGTGTTTTATATATATTAATCGTGTTGAATGTTCCAAGATTTTCATCGGTCTGGGGCGGGTTCGGGAATATTTTATTAAGCTCTTTTGTCGCTCGGTCATTGTATTGAGCATATGTTAGATTTTTTAAACCAGTTGTTACATCAGACTCTTCTCCAAGTGTGGATTCTAAAGACAAATAATCATACGCAGTTCTATGATCAAGTGCGCCATGGATTTTTACTGGAAATTTCTTTTTTATTACAAATTTTCTATTAGGATTTGATCCGGCAGAATATTGAGATTCTACATGTTGTGAATCTACTGGTTTTTTATACTTTGACACAGACGAAAAGGCGTTCAAAACTTTTTTATAAATATCCTCCATTATCTGAAAAGCTTTTAGTGCCCCACTTGGGCTTCCAAAGCTTGTAGAAGATATTGTGGTTAAAAAATTATATAAAGAGTAAATTTGATTATTGCTGCCAAATGAGGTAAAACAGCTCAGAATTTGAAAAAAATTGTTTATTTTGATCGCTGAAAATTCGGGGCTCAGAAAGCCAATAGAGCTAGATTCGAATTCGTCGATAAAGGCTTGTGTGAACCTATTGGTGTATAAATTATAATACCCCGGATTCTGCGTTGTCATGGCTACATAATTATTAAATCCGAGATCGGTGCCTTCTACACCATAAAGTTCTGCTTCGAGAGCTTCTATCTTTTCTCTCATCCATTGAATAATTGGATCAGTCATTGTAATTTCAATAGAATACACATAATCGCCATCATTTGGGGTATCTAAGTCAGTTCCAGTGTAAAATCTTATATATGTCTCGGTGTTTTCTGGGAGGTTGAGAGATGTTTGTCTAATTGTCCCTGTTGTCTTTCCTCCAAGTGACAATCTTCTGTTGCGTAAAGTCCCCAGTCTATTGTCTGATGAAATACAAACAATCTTGGGAGTTTCATTTATTATTTCTTCATATAGATCAACTGTTTCGTCCGCTGGATTTTCTTTGTAAATTCGGTGCCTATATATTTTAAATTCTTCAATTATTTTTTTGTTAATAAAAGAATTTTTTTCTTGCACCGTGCCATATTCAAGCACTTGTTCTATCAATTTAGGAAAAGCTGAATTTTGTTTCAAAACCTCTTTAAGGTCGAGACCAACAAAAAATCTAGTATTTCCAAACGCATCCATTGATGTGTAGAATTGTGTAAATACTGATTTGTTTTTTCCGTTGCCTAGCGACTTTACGATTGCTTTTTCAATATCTTGCGTATCGTCTAAATAAGGATTATCTCTATTTGCAAGTTGCTTGATGCCATTTAGATTATTTTGTAAATTTTCGGTGGTTTTTTGATTAAACCAAGAATTAGAAAATAAAGAATAATCAAAATTTATCTTTTCAAGCTCTTTTACTTCTCTAAAGTCTTGAATAATTCCGTTTAAAACAGGAACAGCAGTCAAGTAAGGACCCATGTCCTTCCCCGGTGGGCCACCCATGTATCCTATGTAACCATTTGGTCCCGGATTTTCAGATCCGTGATAATGAACTTCTCCTAACCAGACGGGACCGTAGTCGCCAGCTTGTGCTACTGTTGACCCGTCTTGTGGTGTTTCATAAAATATTTGTGCAAAATTGTTTATAGTGCCATCACGAATTACAACTTGGGATGAAATTGGACCCCTGACTATTGTATTTTGGACATTATCTGGCAAGCTTATTGTATCCCCAACTGCCCCTAGAGCGGTTTCGGATAACAATAATTCTTCCAAATCGATATGTGCTAAAACAAAATAAGCCAAATGTTTAATTTTTGTCCCCCCAGAAACAGCAGGTATTTCAAACCTTAACTTATAAGGCATGCAATAAGTTTTTTTTCCATCGTCTGATGTCTTTACCTCTATACGATTTGCCAATTCTGGCTCTTCTTCAGGAACCTTTCCTCCAAAGGATGAAAAATCAATTTTTTTAATTTCAACCCCCGGTTGAGATTGTAGCCTTCTTTCTTCATAGGGTTGAAAAAAACCTTCGTCGTTCATTAAAGCTGAGGTCGTGGAAGCGTCTGTGCTTTGAATGGCTCTTATCTTGAGATATTTTATAAAATCATCTTTAAAAAAGACAGAATATATATTATTCTTTCCTTCATCAAAGCCAACCTCTATGGACAAAACTAATTCAACTGACATTGGGTCTACATTTTCACCAGCGGCTTGACTTGGGTTGGTGATGTCTGCGGAGAAAATTTGTGTTTCTCCTTGTTGACGAATGTGTGGCTCATCTGTTTGTTTTAACAAATCAGTGCCACCATCGAGAGTGATGTTTATAAAATTAACATTTGGTAGTGTGTAACCTAACGCCATTAGCACGGCTCCTTATCGTTTTCAGGCTTTGTTTTATAAATATCTGTTATTACATTGCCCCCTAATCCAACATCGTCACTTATTTCATCATCCACTCTAATATCAAAATAATACTCAACATGCCCTTCGCCAACATCAATTGTTGACTTCGTGTTTTCTGAATAATACACATCGTTTGTTACTTTTTTTGCGTCAGCAAATAATAAAGGTGTGTCTAAATTTAATTCTTCGCCTACTGTTTTATAAACCTCAATTTCAAAATTTTCATTATCAAACAAAGAATTAAACTCTCTAAGATCAACCAAAACACAGTCTTTCTCAACCTGTAAATAACTGTTATCTGGGAACACAGTTATTCCCTCTGCGACATTTGGCGTTTCTTCTCCTACAAATTGATTTGTGGTGATGTCGTAATAAACGACAACATCTAATTGTGGTATTTTCAAAAGTCCAGATGACCCAGTGTAGTCTGTAATGGGGGTTAAAATTTCCCCTTTTATAAATTTAGCATCCCAAGCTGGTACTTTGTCGGAATTAAGCTTGCTAGATCCCATTGGCAAGCCCATACTATAGTGATTATCTGCTGCTGGTGGTGGGTTTTCTAGGGCTTTTAATTTTTGCTCTAAACTTAATTCTTTGGGGACCGACGCATTTATGTTTGTGCCATTGTCTGGGGTGGTATAAGACATGCCATGCAACTTTTTGATATGAGTTTCAGCGCCTGCGTAATTGTATTGCACTTTTGGTCTAATTGCTTTTCTAATTCTATCAGAGGATTTAGTGGAATGCTCTATTTGACTATCAGTTCCGTCAGAGACATACTGACTGTCGTAAATTATATCGTCATCGAAAAATGCATAATGAGTTGGATTAAATTCTCCTCGTGAAAGCAAAGATTTGCCATACGATGTTAGTTTTAATTCCAATACCTCTTCTTTTCTATCAAAAAAATTCATATCTATAAGTAGTTATTCCTCAATTAATCATCGCCCTTGTTTATGTTAAATGTGATTGGACCTACATCGCCGCTGCCTTGTGGGCTAGCTGAGGAGTCCGTTAGAGGGGAGCTATTTGCAATATTTGTAGCTGTGTCGCTAATAACTTCAGCGTCCTTAAGCTTTATAGGATTAAAAGTTATCGCTGGTTCTAACTGTGCTAGCTCGACTAAGGAAAAATAATCATAGGGCCAGTTATAACTATACACTGCTTGTTTGCCGTTTGGATTCAACTTAGCCGAGTCATTGTCGGTCCAACTTTCAAGCTCATCAAAATCAAAACCCTTTGATGCTTCATTTGTTACAGATATTCCTGCATAATTATTTTTTGCCCTTTTCTTTACTTTAAAGACCATCCATCTTAATTTGTCGTTAAATATATTCTTTCCCGGTATTAATGATTCGTTTGCGGGAGAAAAGAAGCTAGAATCAACACCAAAAAAATCAACCTTATCACCTGTTAGAACTGAGTGTTCTACTACCGATTCCGCTTTTTCTGCTGTAACTGAAATGTCTGGCATCATATTTTGCCAAATCAAGGACAAATCACTTTTTGAAAGTGTGTGTGTAAACTCAAACATATACATGACAAAAGGACCTAATTTATCATAAGTTGTTTTATTGTTTAGAAAATCTAAATGCGGAGGTATAACATATTTTTTCATTTTGGAAATCATGTCACTAATTGATGTTCTTTCAATGTCTCTTTTAATTTCCCCACCAAAATCTCCTGCTTTTAGGGCAATGCCATCGGTAGCCATGTTGTCCCTTTGCTTTGCAAAGCCCACTTTGTTAATTGGCACAAAACTACCGTTTGTATTTATTGGTATCGCAACTATTGCCTCGCTAATTTCTTTACTAGATGCGAGTGCTCCAACTCTTCTAGTTTGCGGCTCAAAATTACAATGTTGTAATAGCGAACCAGTTGTCTTCAATATTATTTCTCTATCAGAATTTGTTAAACTTCTGTTTGCTGGTCCTCTTCGCCTTGTCCGACCAGTTACAGCATCATTACCACCTGTTGAACCGGCTGCCTCTGCCTCAGTAGCATTTTCTAACTGAGGAAAAGATTCTTTTAATGATAGAAAAATGCCAGATTCATTTTCTGGTATCGTGCCAAATGTTCTCCACGGACCTGTTGTTGCTTCTCTTTCTCGTCCAGATCCATCTCCGAAACCAGAAGTGTCGTGACCAGCATAATTCATTGTTGGGCACTCAAACTTACTTTCAATTACCCACACATCATTTTGACTACCCTCGTCTTCTCCTTGAAATAAGGCATTTGGCTTAAATGACATGGATCCGTCTGCTCCTTGTTTAGGTGTATAAGCCACTCTTTTCTTGCCTGTGCGGTTAAACAAGTTCATTGAGGATTGCAAATTCATTTGATTCCTGTATGCAGCAGATCCAGTTGCTGATGGCATCTGCACAACAGTGGACCCCCCTCTAGGTAGATCTACAACCTTAGTGAGGTTCTGAAAAACTCCTCTGGAATTTTCTCCCAAATTAATAAATTCTGTTTCAAATTGAACTGATGAGAATATTTCTGAAAGTGTGAAATCACTTGATTCTCCTTCTGCCATGTCTCTGAGGGCATGGGGTCTAAATGCAATCCTAGCAATAGAGGTTCCATAAAAATATGGAGGCGTGTATGGCGCTGGTCCGGGGTCTCCCATTTGTTCTGCTAATCGGTCTGAATGATTGGACATGTCTGGCTCATAATTGTCTTTAGATGAGAAATATGGACCGTAGTGCATACCTCTCGCACCTACTGAATGTGTTAAATCAACGGCAGCAACACTTGCACCGCTATTTCCACTGTTGTGCATTTCAAGGAAGAACTGACTATCTGGTCCCTCGTACATTTTGAAATCTGGTGTTTTTGACATAACAACATCCATAAAATATGTTGTTCCAGACGCGAAAGGCTTAAATCCACTTTGTCTTCCCGATACGAATGTTGTTGTTGTCTGACCTTCAAGAAAGAAATCAACTGTTTCTGCCAAGAAATTATTCATAGCCAAATGATAATCTGGTCTATTTTGTCCTGTCCATTTAAAATTAGGAGTTGGTCTGTTGTATCCAGCGTTGCTTGTTGAGCCAAACCAAGGTTTATCCTCAACAGCAGTTGTGGGTGAAAATCTCTTTGCTTTGTTGCTCTGATGAAGGGGTGCGCCAGAGTAATTTGGCCAAATATGATAAATGGCGGAACTTGGTCTATCACCCTCTTCTAAGTTAAAGTTTTCGTTCTCAACTGGCAAGAACTTTTCTGGAGCTAACAAAGCCTCAAACGGCATACGCCAATCTGGGTCAAAATTGCACAAACCAGCGGCACGATATCCATAAAGCCCATCTGATCCCGGATGTGGTCCGGCTTCTAAAACCCCTCTAGGAGGAGTTTTGCTGCTGATCGATCCTGTTATAACAGGCCAATCGCAAGCAATCCCAGATTTAATAGAATTAAATAAAATTCCCGGAGCGAAGAATGGCTGAAGCAAAGAAGCAAGGGCTTGATTTTGCCAATTAATATTAATGTGCTCTCCAGCATCGTTTGTATCTGCTGAACCGATGAAATCCACATCATAATTACCTGTTAAATATGGACCGAACGACGAGGAAAACATAGTCCCAAGTTGAACAGACCTAAGCGCAGGATAAAATCCCTGATAAGGTAAAAGTTTTTTTATACCTCTACATTTAATTTTTATCTTTGAAGGCATATACGCAACAGTATCATCAGATTCCGGTGATTGAATCGTTTTTTGATGATCTTCTTTAAGAATTTCAAAATGTTTCATGAAATCTGAATTTGTATATATTCTGTAAAAGTCATCATTTATTGCAGTCTTGCTATACGCTGGGCTTGGATTTCTTACTGTTGCGGAAGCTGTTAAATAGCCTTTTCCGGCGTTTGCCCCAACTGTCTCAAGAAATTCAAAATTTGGTGCTGAGAATCCTTCTTTTAAATAATAGTCCATGTGAGAAGATATTCTAAACTCAGGAATAATAGTATAATCTTTTCCGATTCTTCTTATGTCATTTGAATAATCGTCATAAGAATCAAAAAATGGGTTTCGGCTTGAAGTTACATTTGCAGTCCAGTCCGGTATCAGGTTTAAGTGAGACAAAGTATAGGACATCCCTGCTTGATCTGGGTCACTTCCTGATAGGGCAAAATTAGGATATTCGTAACTTATGGAAGCGGTGACAGTTGAAGAAGCCGACAGGGTGCTATCAGCAGAATCTGCTAATCCTTGAACCGGAACTCTGTAAAGATTGTAAATCCAATTGTTGTATGATAATTCTCCGTTTCTAACTTTTCCTTCATATGTTGATGGCAACCCTATAGAGCCTTCTCCCTCTCCTATCCCAGAAGCAGTAGAGACCGTTTGTGCATCATTTACATATGATCCAGATCCAGTTGGACCGATGTCTACCATCGGATAATTTGCGTCTAATGGCCAGATACTCATATCAACCACATTTTCATACGAGGTTAATTCAAAAGCGCCGACAGGTGCTACAGGAATTAATTGCGAGTTTTTAGCGCCGATCCATGCTCCATATTTGGAGGTTTGTCCATTTTTGAAGCCACCTGTAAGGGGTAAACCGGTAATAGTGTTGAAACCATATCCCATAGGTCTTAGTCTAGCAGTGGGATTGTCTCTCCAGTAAATCACTTGAGACCCAAGAGGACCTCCGTGGATAGAAGTGCCCTGAGCGCCTACCATCTTATTGGTTCCGCTAGCTGGTGTAAACATTAACCTACCTCTAGACCCGCTTAAATAGGTATATGATTCTTTTGGATATACTACTTCTCTATATGTAATAGATGTCGCTTTTTTAATTGGGCTAGTTCCCGGCGCAACACTATCTTGCTCGTTATTTAGATAAACTCTTTTTAAATCATCGTATAATTGTCTTTGATAGCTAGGATTGAATCCAGTTATTTTTGATATGCTTTCAACTTTTGGAGCGCGTTGTGTGGATTCATCAATCGGTGTTGGATCAGCATTGATACCCTGCATATTTGTCATAGTGTAGTATGCTAAATTATTACCATAACTGCTTCTTATAACAATCTCATCGCCATCTTTTCCCATGCCTGATGGATCTTGATGGTTCCACAGTTGAAGCTGATGTCTTAGTGGCTTATACTTTGAACTTACTGGTGGCTCTTTATATTCAAGCAATTCATCTTCTTTTAGGAATGTTCCATCGGTTGATTGAGTAGCCGAATTAACTTCCCTCACCAAAGTAAGTCTATTATTTCTTCTCATTTCTCTTACTAATTGACTATCCGCTTGCCTAACTTGCTTCCACGAGGGGTATCCAAAGGGACCATTGCTCTTCAAAAGACCATTATTCAAGATTAGAGCATCGGATCCGGGGAGATATGCCGCCAAAGGTGCAAAATCAGTATTTGACTCATATTGAATTAAATTTTGATGAAAAATTGTGTCTACCGCCTTGAAAGCCTTGTTCAATCCCACAAAATCTTGCGCTATGTATTGACTTTCAGGCACTTGATAATCGTTTATGCCAAATTTCCTTGTCCCACTGTCATTCCATATGCCTGCCTGACTTCGGCTGACAAATTGTAGCGCTGTAGAAGCCATGGAGGCATTAGAATTATCTGGTGGAGCATATCCAAACACGGTATTTATCGCAGAGGCTGTAATCCAAGCGTATTGCATATCACTTTGTGGTATCATATGCTGAATAAAACCATTATCAAAGACTGTTCCGGTTGCCAAGCTTAAACCAAGCCCAGAATGTGATCCAATCTCTGGTTGTCCGCTTATTTCTAGTCTTTTTGCGCCATTTCTTTGTGTTTGGTGATATGACCCTGTTGGAGACCCATTAACGCCATCATAGCCTCCAAATGCAGAGTGCCTAGTTAACAACTCCCTCAATGGCTGCCTCACTGTTAGGTTTCTATACGGTAATGCGTTGTAAACTGAGAAAGTTTCTGATTCATAGTCCAAATATCCAGCACCCATCGTCTCGGGACCACCGGGAGCAGAAAATCTATTAACAAAAACATGCTTGTTTACCCGACGATCTGGTATTTCTCTGTCAAAAATACCTTTTACTGAGAGTAGTGAGTGAGATGATGTTGCAACACCAGAGCTTCTAGCGAAATAATTGTTATTAATTGATCTTCCGGGTATTTGAACAATCTCATAATCATGAGAATAATTTCCAAGAGATACCAAGGCTCCAAACTCATCCACAGTTGTGTGTGAAGAGGCTAATTGAGAGCTAGTTACATTTTTTATATTCTTAATATTTAAGGGGCTTTTTGCAATATGGTCCCTAGAATATCCAGCCCTTGGATATGCGGTTGATATGTCAATTGGATTGCGAACCGTGTAGTATGTTGATCCACTAGTTGACCCAGAAACGACAGTATACCAACCTTCTGGGCGTGTATTGCTATTATTTGCGTTGAGTCCTATGTGTCGATATTGATATCCACCAACATGTTGCTCTGTAAATGGACCCTGCATTGGAATCTGCTTAGTATCTACATAATAATCTTGCAAATGTTGCGTTGTTAAGTAATAGCCATTTGCGTCAGTGTTTTGGCTACCAGCCGCAGCACTATAAAATGTTAGCGGAGAGACCATTTTGCCCTGAAAAATGGATCCTTCTACTTTAAATTGTGGTTTAAATTTAAATTGCGGATCATCACCTTCAGTGTCCTTGCAACTAAGCGGAGTGCTAAACTCTGATGTGTTGAATTTTAAAGTTTTTCCGCTTTTGGGTGGAGTTTGTGTGAAAACAACTTGCCTTTTGTTTAAATCTGCGGTTTTTTTACTTTTGTACACAATTTGCATCTCAAAACTTACAGGCGTATCAAATTTTCTGTTTAATAATTGAACAGAGGCAGAATGAATCTGCATTCTGTCTGTATCCGTTGCTGAATCGCCTGATGATATTCCACTTTCGTGACGCAAAGCTCTTTTGTTCCACCATAAGCAGTTCCTAGAGTTGTCTCCTAAGTTAATTCCGCCTGAGAAAGTCGCTCTTGAGCTATCTCCTTCACCGCCATTAGCAAAATTTGTCCCATCTCCCCCTGTAGCTGTTTGCATAGTTCTAACGCTACTTGTGTCTGTGATGGTTACATTTTTTCCAGTGACAGAACCGTTATTTATTAACTCAACAAGCTCTGCTGTTGTGAGATTGACAGCAGTTGAGCCATTATTAGTCCCATCATTTGGTGTAATGAATATGTTTATTTGGGTTCGTGGCGTACCAACTGATACAAAACTAACCAATATTGTATTAGTTGGGTTAGCTGCCGCTGCAAGAACATTAATCTGTATGTGTTCACCATTTCTTTTTGCAGCAGAAGTAATCGGAAAGGCATTGGTGTTGCTAGTAAAGACAATCGGAGTTGTTACTGCACAGGGCGATACCCCCATGCATACCTGTGTTCCAGTTGCTTGTTTTCCAGTTGATGCTTCTGGAATAGGTGCGTGACCGCGATTCCAGCTATATTTTAGTTCATTGACCCCCCGCATCGCATCTTCTGGGTCTTTGCTTTTAAATTCTAGCGTTGGAAATCTACTTTGGTATTTTCCGCCACGCTCGAATATATGACTTTCTACCACATTGGTAACATCTGGAATTTTTGCTGATGCTGGTGTTATTTTTTTCACCATTTCAGATATTGAATTGTCCAGCCATTTGTAGTAATTGAGATATTTTTCTAAATCTGGCGTATTTCCTACCATATTGAAAAATAAATTTCTTATTTTTTCTAAACCTTTGTAGTCCTGCCTGTATCTGTTAACAGGATCTCCTATTAAGTTTTCTAAGGAGCTGGCTTCTTTAGATGCTGCAAAAAACTTAATCATTTCCTCAGAAATTGTCTGATACATGCTCTTTTCCAAAGCAAAAGAAAATGTAACTGGGAGGGTGTTTTTTGTATATGTGAGATCGTCCGTCGTTGCAACATTGATCATATTAGAATTATTAATATTTTCAGGCAATTGCTGTTTATAAGCAGGAATGAAATCTCTTTGAGTCGAATCATTACTGCTTGCTACAAAAAAATCACCTCTACCATCATGATTTTTTTCTAATAAATTTGTAAAATCAGTAGTATTATCCCATAGTTGAAATTTTTCGTTTTGATTTATTGTATAGCTGCTATCTTTAGCGACAAATTGTCCGCTTCCATCAGACCCTGTAACTGTATCAAATTCCCAATTTTGAACGAGAGTTTTTATTCTTGGCACCTCCATGCCTGCTTGCCCCTTAGAGGAAAAAAGATATGCGTTTCTTGTCGGCGTAAATAAGCCATAGCTTTGTGGATCAATTGCATGAAACTTCAATTCTTCACTGGTAATATCGTCAGCCCAATATCGACATGAGGAAACTAAAGCATCCGATCTTTCTCTCAGAGATCCTGTAAAATTAGTCCTGTGTGCACCCACATACAGTCTCTTCTTCTGTGTTATAAAATTAAGACCTGCTGCGTTTGCTATTGTTCCCGTTGCTTTGAAACTGTTCACTACAATGTCAGATGTTGTACACACGCCCTCAAACTCTACATCATAAGATTTTCCAGTTGATCCAGTTATGCCTCCTGATATATTTGGATAACCAAATGGCTTAACTCTTACAGCAAAATTCCATTTAGTATCTTGATATTGATCAAGAAAAAGACTACTTGTTAATTCCGGCAATACAGAATTATAACTTTTTAAAACAAATTTGACACTCTTCGAAGATGCTCTATCTCTTGCTGTGGTATCTCCGACAGCGTAGACTTGAAAGTTTGCATAGTCATTACTGTCCCATGTCATGACTGTTTGTGCATCAGATCCGGGATCAGCTTTTGCTGAATGCATACCAAACAATGATGAGGTTAGGTCTGGAAAATATTTATCATCTGATTTAGGTGAGCCAAGTGGTGGCTTTCTTGGCAATATGACCTCTGCCTCCACAGTCATGGCTAAGAAGCGGTCAAATCCAGTCGTTGTGTCCGTGCTTCCAGTTATAAATCCAGTGTTGTTAGCTTCGCTAGTGTTTTTATATGTGTAGACAGATGCATTGTTTCTTGTAATATCATTAAAATCTGCATATGTCTTTCTTATTGATTTGTCAACAAAGTTATTTGATAATGTATATTCTGCATTGTCAGCATACATGTTGACCTTATACACCTCTTCATCCACACCAAAGCATCTAATTAAATTTCTTATTGCCTTGTGAGTACCTTTGGACTTATTGATGTAAGCTAAATTGTTATATATATTTTGATAAATATAATTTTTTATATCATATAGTTTTTTTTCGTATTCCCTTTCATTATCAGCGTGTGTTAGGGCAGCTATAACATCACTATCTGCAAATATTTCCGGAGCCACAAAGCCCGAATTTGTAAGGAGTTTATAAGCGTAAGGAAAAGGCTTTACATCGGTGTCCAAGCTGCTGCTGAGATATCTGATGGTTTTTATTTTTTTCATCTCTTCAATTTGTAAGTGAAGAGTGTCAAAATAACTTGCCATAATTTGCGTTAAGGCTAACACACTATTCCTATCCTTAAGAGCGTCCTCATCTTGTATCCAACTAGGCAGTGTGTTAAATAAGTAAGAGGAGTTCCTAACATCCCATGCCTCTCCCTTTCTCATCGCTTCGGTCTTATACGAATCAACCGTTGGGTGCGTTGGATACAATATTGGATCTTTAAATTCTCTTTCAGCTGCCGAGGCTATTACCATTGCGGAGCCGGTAGATCTGCTAGTTGATGCATAGTTATTATACAAGCCATTAGAAACACGACCAGAGTAATCTAAAATAACTTGATCTTTATTTGTGTCGCCGGTTATTCCCTCATTAAATTTAAAATAAAATCCAAGGTCTGTGTTTGATTCGTCCGTATTTGTTCCTGCACCAACTTGAGTAAACCAATACCTTTTGATTTGATGTTCTGTCCTTGCAGTTTTCCAGAGCCTGAATTCATCAAGAGATGCGTTCATATTGCCAGCGCCTTCAAAGTTAGATAATCCCGCTGTTACACCTGCTGCCTTTACATATTCAGTTGGGTAAGTTCTATATGCACCAATGTTTGCGTTTATTCCACCCGCCGAAGCCCCTGTCACCTCTAAAACGGAGGAACCTGTAAGCTTGTTGTCGATAAGTGTTCCGTTATAGAAGGTTTTAATATTTAATTGGTTTCCACTATTTTTTACAGTGATTGCGTAATGATTGTAAACATCGTTAGTAAATGCCCCGATTGTTGCAAGGGGCAAAAGCGGCACCCTTTCTGCGCCAGTGGTTCCTGACATATATGTAAAGTGTAGGATGTGACCGTCAACAAAATTTGTTGTTGATGTCTCGAATCTGTTTTCAATAAGCATACGCCCATAACTGGCGCTTCCGGGCTGCGTTTCATTAGTTCCGTCGTTATTCCATGCATCAAAAATTGCTTTTGATGTGGTAAGGTTTCCATCAGATCTAAGCCAAAATTCTATAGTATTACCGGAGGCACCATCTATTGTGATATTTTTTGCCCTATTTTTTGCTGTGTCATAAAAATTCGCCTTATGCTCTGGCTTCTTAAAATCGGTACCTTTGTCTAGATCCTGATCATATATGGGTAGAGACGCTTGGTTTGGTCCACCTTTTACGCTAATATATTGAGGATTTGTAGCTATAGAAAATGTCTCTAAACCTGTGCCCGGATTGTTTGTAATGGCAGCAGAGCTGCCACCATTTAATGGCGTTACAGATATGAAACCATTTGTTCTTGGATATTCATTTTCAAAAATGTAATTATCAAAATACGATGAAGATAGAGACCATTGAATTTTTTCTTTTTTAGATCCATCGTATGGATAAGTTTTGTAAATTCTCTCAAATGTTGTTCTATAATATTCTTTTGCAGAGCCATATTTTGCAAAATTTGCAGGGGTTGAAAAATCGACAGATGGGACAACTCTATTTTTATTTTTTATCTCTTCTCTAACATAATCAGCAGATTCAATATCTGCTGCTACCGTGTCTAAACTTGATGAAGATACAAGTTTTGATACTTTTGTAGTGCCGTTTCCCTTTTTTCCCCTAAAAAGAGAGCTAATTCTACTATTTTTATCGCCATATCTCGCCATTATTAGTCTACCCTAAATTTAAAAACCTCTGATTGTTCCGCGTATCTTCCATTTGTATAATATGAAAATTTAAGCCCATATGAATATCCGCTTTCTAGTATGTCCATATCTAAATCAAAATAATTGCCAGAAATATCATAGGATAATCTTGTATATGACCCTGCCGATCCTGTTTGTTGGGGTGAAGTAGCAGATCCAGTTCCATAAGCTATAATCTCGCTATCATCAACAATTCTATATATGCGATAGTAAGCATCTTCGATTATTTGGCTTTCTATATTCGAATTAGCAACGGTATATATTGTTGGATTCCAATCTTTTTCTCGAACATATAGCCTAAATCTTGCCTTTTCGTCTCTTGAATACGATGGCTTTAAGTTTGTAATTTTAGAAACATACTGTGGGTTGGGATTCGTGTTTGATGCATTAAATAATTTAACATATATTGCAGACCCAGTGTGGTATTGAGTTCCGCTCTTATTCCAAACAGGAAATACTGTAGTTATTGATGAGCTGACAGCAGGATACACTAGGCTGGCAGTGTATATTCCTGTTGATATTTTTCCGCCAACAGCAGCAGTAGAGCCATCAGATGAAACACCCGCTCCCTCGGGTAGCGGTAGTGCTGTGCCAGTTGGTGCAGAATTGTCGGAGGATCCAGAAAATAAACTAACATCTAATATATTATCTGTCAATCCGGGGATATCGGTCAATTGCCCCCTTACATAGTTATACATGTACAAAGTGTTCACATTGTCATCTGATGGAGCCAGTGCGCTACTTAAATAAAAACTAGCCGCGTTGTCTTTTTCCGATGAATCCCACCTAGCTTCCAAACTCGGCTTTTTGAAAAAGTATTCACTTGATCTAGAGAAAAATTTCTTTGTATAATAAGTTTGAGACCCAGTTTCATAACTTCCGGACAACTTTACCACAAATCCATTTCTCTCTAAACCAGAGCCGGATCCATGAAGCATTTGTTCAACAACATGTGTAACATCTATTTCCAGATCTTCAGTGCCATTGTTAAAATATTGACTCGGAGTGTAGTTGGAGTTATCAGATATAAAATCACCACCAGTATTTGTCCAGTTTGTTCCGAGAGAAGAGACGGTCCAGTTAGACCCTGATAAAACGCCATAAGTTTGATCGGTGTATTCGTCCATATCTAAACCGTCGCCTTCTTGCCAAGAAGAGGAAATAGGCTCTACAGACATAAAAAACTTCTTGGGAAGCGTAGTGGCATGACGGGCATTGAACATTCTTAAATACCAAGAGACATTTCCGCTGGATGGGATGTGAGGGGAGCTTGAACTTCGGTCTGTTTCAATCTCGGAAAATGGAAAATTTATTAAAATTCTTGATTTTTCTGACGAGAGACCGCTAGATCCCGAAGTTTGTCCGACGATATAGAAAGCCTCCAGAACATCAGCGGCTCCCATGTTTGAGCCAGTTGCGCGACCAGTTAAATTTGACCTAAACGCATTTGAAATTGTGTTATCAGCGCTAGCTGTATATCTATATAATCCCATTATCTAACAGTTCCTACAATGTCTGAGTCCGGATATTTTACTTCAAAAATAACATCCTCTCTTCCCAGTATTAGTCTTCCGTCCGGAGATGTATTTCCCTCTACATCATATGAGAACGAAGAGTACAAAGATCCAGACTTTCTCGCTACATTAACAGAAACAACATCTAGAACGCCATCAACATTTTTAAGAGTTCTAAATATATCGCTAACTCTGACGGGTTCTGCAACATTGTACTTTGACCTTAATATTTCAAATTTTATAGCATCAACGGCGCTTTGTAAAACATCAAATTTATTTTTATGCTCCTCTGCTATAATGTCTATTTCAATGCCTAGATTAACAACTCTAGCATCTAATATGTCAATTGTGTCATTAATCATCTTATAGTTTGATAAGTGTTCTTTCAAGTTTGTTTTTAAAGTGCTTGTAGATTCTGTCAAGTTGCCATCTGAGTCTTCAGAAATTATATATAAGTTCAAATTTCTTTTGAAAGAATCCTGATCTTGGACTATGTTGCACCTCTTAACTGCACCAAATTTAGGCGGCATCGCATATATTACAGCCTTATAGTCCTCAGCAGTTACAGCTCTGTTTTGAGATGAAAAAGCACCATATGCTCTGTATTTTATTTCTTCATTTGATGGCTCAGAAACGCTTCCTATTATTGGTTTTTCATTTTCAAACTCAAGAGAAGATATTACATTATTCACTTTTTGAGACGAAAGAGACCCAATGTTGGCAAAAGTAAAATCTGTATCGCCGACAGAAGTCAGTGCCCTAGATGCAACATTGTTGGTGTTTACACTATTCTTTCTATATTTTACTGTTAATGTAGTATTCGATGGAGCTACACCCATTTTGTCTGTTTCTATTAGATTGGTTGGATCAAAGCTTTCATCAACAACATAATCTTTGCCATTTACTTGCATTATAACTTTGTTTGGCTCACTAATTATCTCGTTTGTAATATTGGTTTCTGATCCATATCCAAATTGCAAATAATACTGATTACTTAGTTGTTCGAAAACAAATCTTCTTGGCACTTTTCTTGGCTTGAGAACCATGGGAACTTTATCGCTGTCAGAGTTTTTATTCACTACGGGTACATAAATTGTATCCTGAGTGAGATAATCAACTTCGTAGTATTCATTTCCGTTTAAATCAAGCACAGATATTATTTCTGTTATATTTCTGTCAGAAATAAGAACTTTCCTAAACCTTTGAAAGTTTCCGATATCGATGTTTTTTTCTTTTACCTCTCCAGATATAACTTGACCGTAGGCTTTAATGGCATATCCAGTTGGAACCCCCGTGTTAGTGTCTACTGTTGCGACAACCACTTCGTTGCTAGCTACTGAAAAGTCCACATCCTCGTTTAAGGTAAAGGATGCTCCCGTGCTGCCAGCGGTAAACACAGCGCCCTTTTTCAATATGGGCGCATAATCAAGATCTGGCTGGATTCCGTTTGCAGAGGCAGGCACCACAATATACATTGTGACTATTCCACTTGAAGCAGGAACACCAGCATATCGATATCCCATTTGTCTTGCTAGTTTAATTATATTATTTGTTTCTATGCTACTATCAAGAAAAGACTCATTTACATTGTAATCCATGTAAAATGATAGAACATCACCCACATACGCAACTGAGTCGAGCATCATGGATCCGAACGAAGCTTCATTAAAGTCTTGATAAACATTAGGGTAATATCTTTTTACATGAGTAATTAAATCATTTCTTATTGATTCGTAATCCCTGCTAGTGTAATTTATCGGTACTATATCTTTTTTTTCAAATGGCAACTTTTTAGCTCCTTAAATTTAAATAGTTAGCTGTTATTCATTTCTCAAAGGCAAACTTATAGTATCCTGAGCGCCTACAGTTTTTATTACATAACTTATTGATATATACATTTTATTGTAATTTGCAGATGTTGGGTCATTGTTCATTTGAAAACTTACATCCCTAACTGTAACAAAAGGTAAATATTTTTTGACTTGACCCCTGATATTTCTCTTTATCTGCGTTTCTAAATCAAGAGTCTTTGCGCGAAATATATACTTATATAATCCAACTCCAAATTCAGGGTCCATAATTCTTTCGCCGGGAGCGGTTAGCATTAAACATTTAAAATTCTGTTTGGTCGTTTGCCTCATTGTTGTAAGCATAGAATATCCATGGCGTTGATCCTTGGACAGCGGGAGCCTTGGGGCTAATGTATTTGTTTTAGACATAAATTATTCCTCTTTGACTTCCGGTATAGTATAATCTACATTTGTGGTTGCCGGTGGCACATAATCGTATTTTCTAGCATTCATGGTGACCATCATATTAGACCGCAACATGTTTTTTGTTTGAATAAAAGAGCGATACAAATCATTGCTGCCGTAAAATTGAATTCCTGCAAGTGTATTAAATAACATTATATTCTCAGCCGAGAAGCACAAATTGATTAACACTTTATACTCTTCACTATTAATTATGTCAGTTCTCAAATTTTCAAACGCAGATTCATAACTATTATTTTGAATTGTCTTTTTAAAATCGGACCACATTGCGTCTTTAACTGGCTTGTCGTCAATGACTATTTCTTGCTCTCTGCTCATAAGCGGTATGACAATTGAATAGGTGCTATCTTTCATGTAGAAGTCTCTTTCGGGCTGAACAGCATCTGTTATATCAAAATATTCGTCAGTTATTTCTTCAATTTCAAGTAGGGCGGCGGCTCCGACAGTGGAAGGGGAGGTGGCGGCAGCGACGGCAAGCTCTTCACTTATATAATCATCTACAGACCCCAATGGCTTTACAACTATCTGATCAATTGCTTTGAATTCAGTTCCAATTTTACAATTATGTCCGTCATGACACACTAAATATTTTCCTACAGATGCAGCGGTGTGAGCGTGGCTTTGATTTCCGTTGAAAGCGGGATTATCGCTTTGCTTACTATGAGCATAATTAGCAAATATTTTTGCTGCGATTTCTCTTGATTTAAAATCGGAACTTTCGTCTTTTGGATCAACAGCTAAACCATAGCACAACCTTGTTCCAATCTTTATATTTTTAAAATAAGACCCAATGTTATCGCTAAACTGACCTTTGTTTGCAGATGTCGCAGCGTCTACTGCTAACGCATTTAAGTCGCTAACGCTAATATCCGGGCTAACTATTCCTACTAAAGACCTATTTCGGGTCGTGTTGTTATTACTATTTAATTCTTCAAAAATAAGATATTTTTGTATAAAAAACATGCCATTTTTAAAATAGTTATATCTGCTGCCCTTGAATAAGCTGTATGGCTTTTCAGATACATCTTTAACATCCGCAACGGATTGACCGCCTAGCTCGTTACTTTCGGTTATTGATCTGATTCCTGCGTTTTCATGAGGGGGCAGAATAGTGTCATACATTACAATATTGTTTATAAGGTCTACTTTTGATTTATTAAGCGCACTGCTCATCGAGTCTTGAAAAATTTCATATGTTTTGGTAAAATTTTTGTCAATGTAATATTCTATCCCGCGAAGTTCACCGGAATATTTCGAGTCCTCATCTCCTAATTCGCTGTTTAGTTTCATAAATTCAAAAGTTGAATTAATAAGATCTCTGTAAGTAGAAAAATTACTAGATCCCAAATCAGCTTCGATCATTTTCATAATATAGTTTTTTGAAAGATTATAAAAAACTTGGCTTTCTGGTGGGAGGTTAAACTTCACATAAAACGGCATTCCGCGAGAGAAAAACTCAACTAGATAAATTGTAATATAAACTTTAATCAATCCGTTTAATATGGAGTACTCTTTAGGACCCATGATTGTACTATCATTTGGGTCTTCAAAATCTCCCAAATCATAATATTCTTTCATTTCTTCTTTTGCCAATTCATAATCTACCATATCTATAATTTTATCATTTAAAGCCTCAGAGCATGTTTGCAATTCTTCTGAGCTTCCATTAAAACTATTCGAAACAACTCTCGCTATTCTTTCAGCTATTTGAGAAAAGGCAAGATAAAATAAATCATCCTGATGGGTGTTACTATTGTATGAATCAGTATACTTTGTTACCAAGTACGGCACGGGAAAATTATAATCAACATTGCTGACCGAATTACCAGATGGTTTTTTTGAATTATTAATAAAATAATTTTGTATCATTTCATAAAAGACTGATTGTGCTTTTGAAATCCATGTTGTATCTTTTGTGCCTATGTACTCTTGACTTTCGTCAAGCATTTTCTGAATTGATCCCGGCAAAGGATAGGAAGGAAAAGAAATGTCGTCAAGTTCAAGATACCCTGATTGAATTCCTGCTGTTTTTACATTTTTTATGTATTGTGACCCATTTTGATAAAGTTCATAGTATGGCATTTTCTGTGCGTCGCCATCAAAATAATATTTTTTCCCGGCGGTATCTCCTTGCGTACTCGTAATTAAACTATCTTTACTTAAAATATCTATAAAGTCCTTAAATTTATTTCCGTATTTGGAAAAATACGAGCCGGCTTCAAACCTTGACATTATTTTAGGGGGTCTTGTCATTGTCTCTGCCATTCTTTCAAGAAAAAAGTTTTGACTTTTAGGTTTGTTTTTCGAAAGGATTCCTTTTTCCTTTTTTGTTCCGGCTGTAGCAGCCACGGCTGTTTCTAAATCTTGTTCGCCTTCCTCCATGGCACCGACAGCGTTCAACGCGGCAGCAACGGTATCGGATAAGTCATCTTCAGGTAATAGACCTTGAGGGGGATTGTTAAAAATGGTTGGCACTAAAGTGTTTGAAGAATCTTTCAATAGGTCCAATATTTTTTTATATTTTTCAACTTTTGAACTAATTTCTTTTTCAAATACAGAATTATATACAGAGGGATCTGAACATTTGCTGCACATTATGTTTTCCAGCTCTCTAGCTATATCTTGACAAATAGCTGGGTTTCTGTACTGGTTTGCTATAGTGCTTTCAACATCCTCAATTGCTCTTGGGCTTATGTTTTCCCCCAAGCAAACAAAAAAATCTGCTATCACTGATGTAGAAAGTTTTCGGGGAGAAAACATACCGGGATAATTATCTGAAGTGTATTCATAAACATCTTCCAACAAGTCGCTTGTTGAGCTTCCATCAAATAATCCCAAAAGTTCAATAGGTGCAACCATTGAAGAAACCTCATTTAAATATTTTGACGCTGTATCGCCGGGGATTGAGGTAGGATTTATGCCACAATCGTTAAAAATCGATGCTAAATTAGAATCATATGCGTCATCATCAAAAACTCCAATTGAGTTTTTCATCAAGTCGTTTACATTTGCCGCTCCATAATCTTTATTTATTAAAGCAGCGCTGCTCGGATTTGAATAAGCGCCCAAAGGATCGTCTTGCAAGTCCGCCAGCGCAATAGAATTAGAAGCAGAATTAGAAGCAGAATTAGAAGCAGAATTTCCTGCACTTCCAGCATTCGCTGCTGTTCCTGTGGAGAGTGCGCCGAATCCTCCACCAAAAGGATTGTTAGCGCCGCTTTGATTGTTTGAATCGTTGTGATTTGACTCTCTGCCTTGTAACATTGATATTAGTGACTCTAGAGAAAAAATTATCATTCCTAACACTATTGATGCCAAAGCAGCTTCAAACGCAAAAATCAATCCCTTTTGCACAGTGTCTAGTAGATTAAAAGATGGGAGCCTAGCGGAGAATGATGGTAACTCAAAATTTGGAGCGCTAGACATATCAGGACCATCAGTACCCGGAGTGGTTGCATAATAAGATCCAACGGCAGAAAATAACTTTCCCAAATCTATGTGACTTAGTGCTAAATCATACAATTCATCTAGACCGGAAAAACCAAGTTTTGATTTTAAATCGGATACAAAGCCGGTAGATGTTAAAAAGTCTCCGCTATGAATTGTTTGCAAGTCTCTGAATTCAATGGCTTGCAGTTTAAAATCAAAATCTTTTCCGCTGTATCTGAAAGAGCCAAAATCTATGTTACCATCCAAGCCCAAGCTACCATTGAAACTCAGGGCTATGTTTTTAATTACATTTTCGGCATCTACAGTCATTCCCAAGGCAGAGGTTCCATATTCTCCTACTTTTTTAAAATTGTTTCTTTTATTAGAAGTTGCGACAGTTACCTTGGGATAATCAACAAAATCTTCAAAGAAATTTTTTAAACTCACGGTAGGCTTGCAAAACTCTTTTTGGTTTAAAAATAAAGAGCCGGTTCTGCTCTCATTAAAGGGTTCAGAATTTATTACTTCTTTTAATCCAATACGCATAAACTCTTCATTAAAGCCAACAGAAACAGAAACTGAGTTAAGTTCTGATTCCTCTGTAAAATATACATTTAATATTTTTGGCGGGTTTGCCCTGTTGTTGTATTTTGGATTCTCTGATTTGAAATCAACATCGTTTTGAATTAATAAGAATTTTATTTTTTGTATACTATCTTGTAATTTTCTTATTTCACTTTCAAAATTAAAATTTTTTACACTATGACTTGAATCTAAGTATTGTTGATATTTTCTTTTTAAACATATCGTTGTTTCTCTAGACAAATTGTCTAAAGAATCAACAGGAATAGAAAACTTGTAGGGCGTCCTCAAGTCTGCCGCTGGTATTGATAATGCGAGTTCTTGAGCTATGTTATTCACATGTTGTAAATATACAGCAGGTATTACAACTAATGCCTTCAATTTAGATCCGGGTCTTGTTGACAGATGATAATCTTTTACAAGAATAGAAAGCGCCGCATTTTTAAACTCTTCCACAGAGGGCAGGTTGGCAACAGAGAGATTTCCGGAGATTCCTTCGTAAGGTGCTGCATAATAATCATACATCCTACGAACTGCAATGTCTGTTGCTTCAGGCTCAAAGCCTGATAAGCCTTGGCTTGAGTCTATGCATGTGTACGGTAGCGTGACGGTGACCCACCATTCCCCATTTTCTCTATGATAATATGGTGTTTTGTTTTCATACCACTCTGGTATTAATGCTTTTGCCATGGGAGACATGTCTTGAAGTGTTATTTCTGCTTTCGGGATTGTAGAAAAAGATGACACCTTTTGAAGATATTTTGTTAGAATATAACCACCAACGCCATCAGGCTCTGCCGAAGGCGTTACATAAGACCACTTCCCCTCGCCATCTGCCCATTCTCTTCGCATAAGAACTGATCCCTGCCCGTAGCCGGATGGGAGATATTGCAGAATCTCGGATGAATTGTTAGGCTCTGCTCTCAAAGGAGCAGGAGAACCACTATTTTTAACATAATGCGTTCGGAGATTGGTCAATTTTTTATAATTCAACATATTCTTATTCTCAAAAGTCCTAGCACTAGTTGGTATTGTTATATTTACTTATTATATACTTAGATCCGCATGGCTTTAAGTAATCTATCTCGCTTGTAATTGAATTGGTTGCAACACTAATGTGCGAAGGAAAATCCATTGCACTAAGCTGAACGGCGTCGGCAGTTGCAGCCACAGCTAATTCTATTGAAGGTGCTGCAAGCCCCGGTCCAACCCCACAAGCCGTAATGTGTGTGTGCGCGGCTAGCGTTGCATCTAGTGCGACTTGCTTTGTTGCTAAAGAGTTCACAAGACCGTTGAGAGTCCTAATGTCTTCAACTATATTTCTAAGTAGTTTTACTAAATTATTGCCCTTTACTAATGGTTGCAAGTCCGAATCATCATTTCCCGCTATTAAATCTATGCCCTTTGTTGACAATATGTCACCGCCTAAAGAGTTTTTTGATTCTGTTTGTGTGACCAGTTTTATTCCCTCTCTGGATATGATTCTTACACTATCACCCTTTATACCGATACCAGATCTTGCTATAGAATTACCCACTTTTCCATCAGCTAAATTAAAATTCTTATCAATATCTGTTTTTTGACTAATGTGAATTCTTGCTGAATCCTTTTGAAAATTTGGATCGACAAAAGATTTTTCGTTGTTATCATCAGTTTCTTTTGCGCTCGCAGCTACTCGACCTGCAACTATGTCAATAGACCCCGCATGAGTGTCTCCCCTGCCACCATATCCAGATGCCAATGTTGATGGTCTATCCCTTCCAACAATAATTTGAGCATTATTTTGCCCGTTAGCGACAATATCCTCGGATGGAGCTTTTCTAAAAGTAGGAATGGGTTCAACTTTTTTATCGTTTGCTATTCCTTCGGAGCCCACTGATTCAGATAGCGTAGAATTTGAAAGTTTATTTTTTCCATTAACGCTAAGATTACTTAAGTCGCTAGGTTTGCTCTTATTAGGTCTTGTTGCCATACTCTTATCTCCTAAAAATTACTTAAATGTTTCTGTTTCAAATTTTTCATCAGAAGTCAACCTTCCGCTTTTTATGCTTTCTTCAATTACATAAGTACAATATTTGTAATATTTTCCGTTTACAAAAGATCCATCCTTAGAGTTAGCAAAATCACCTCCAGAATTCCAATTTCTCCTCGGCACTTGCACCTCCCACCTTTTAAAGTTAATCCCACTGGGGTATATTCCATAAAGATAAGCATTTTGTATTAACCAGCTCCAAGAAACAGAGCTTTGCACAGAGACTCCAGATTGGAATCCGTTATTTCCAATATCAAAGACAAGACCGGTTTCATACGCAGAGCGGAAAGGTTCATAGAAAGCCGCTTCTTTAACAGAGCCATATTTTTCAATCATTTTTTGCAAATATGAATCGTAATTATCATTATATTTGTGCTCTGTAAACCCTTTTGAAATTTTAAATATTCCATCTATTTCGTTAGCATTTTTATATGGCATGCCAGATGCTGGGTCTTTGGTTATATATTCAAACCAAGCTAGATTTAGGGCATCTAATCTTTCTGCCGCTAAAATATGAAGTTTCTGCCTTTTATATCCAATTGCGCTTGGAACATCTACTAAGTTTTTAGAATTCTTATCTACGCTTCCATATGCGTACACTCTAACTCTATTTGTTCTGAGTCCTACTTTTGGTGATACTATTTGTATATTTTTTAAATATCTAATCTTAGTTGGCGCACTGTACGAGCCATTACTACTTGGAGTCACTTTAGATCCTCGCAAAGCTTTAGATGAAATACCACCGATAGTTGTTCTAGGCGGGATAACAAACCCCCCCTTGGGGGAGTAAAAATTAGCACCAGCCTTTTGAAGCGTTGGAGAGTTTGTATCTTTCGAAGTGGCTACCTGACCGCCATTACCACCTTTAGCTGCTTTTGCACCTGTAGATGTTTGCGGATTTTGACTAAAAGGTTTTGATGAATTTCCGGACCCAGCCTCGCTATTGATTGTTGTTTTATCTGCGTTTACCGGTCTTAAATATACTCCTGCTGATTGTGTTTTTTTGTCCACAAAATCAACCCAAACTAAAGATCCTATTTCTGGCAAATATGCACTTGTTTTTGTATCGGCAGAAGAGAAGATTGGATACATGTCAATAATTCTTTTGTCTTCCCCCTCTATATTTTTCGAAGACGCTTTTGGTAGCAGACCACTCACCCCAGACTTTGGTACAGTCTGACTTGTAAATGTAACGGGGATTGGAAGTGCCGCATGAAGCTCTGGTATTCTAACTCTTAACGAGAGGAGAGGGGGAGGGTCGGGGTTTTCTCCCAATTGTGATCTAATCAGCCAATTATTTTCGGCTGCTTTAAGTGCGACTTCATTAGACTCAATTCTTAAAACAACTCCAACATATGGACCAGAATTTTCAAAAATATCTGCGGCATATGATGATTCGAGTTGTTTTTTTGACCTCTGGAAAAATCCTACATTTTCTCTTGGGTTAAAAGGAATATCAGATATTCCAGAGTCGTAAAGGGGGTTTAGTTGACCAAATTGCGTGTTCAAGTTGACAAACTCGCTTTTGTCCCTAGTCAGTTCATCTTCCGGAATGTCTGCCAATGGACCAGTCGCAATTCGATTGTGCCCCGGCTTGTTGCTATCAGCCATTGTTACGCGGACTCCTTAATCAAATCAAACAATTCTTCCTTGTCTTCTGTGCTTAACTCCTCTGATCCTGCTGTTTTTTTCTGAATGAGTGCGCTGACTTTAACAAGCTGCTCGTTTGATCTTTGCAATGTTTCTACATATTTTGCTGCGATTGTTCCAACAGATTCCTTTCTGTCTTCATCTTTCTTCATATACTCCATCAACTCCATTAGCAGAGTTGTGGTAATGGCACGGTCACTTCTTATGTTTTTAATTGTTTCTTCAATGTATGATTCTAGGTCTTTCATAATAATATAATTAGTACTTAATCATATTTCTCCACGATCCCATTTCTTTTTAAATACTCTGTATCTAACTCTCATTTTATTTAAGTTATTTACAACTTGTTTCGTGTTTAAGCCTGTAATTTCTCTAATGTAAAAATATATCGCTTTTTTATTATATATTTCTATGTTATCAGGGGAGGAGAGGAGTAATCGAATTGCCTCATATACTTTCTCCTCATTAGGCTTCATGGTTATAGTTTTTTCCCAAAGATTTATTTCTTCCCAAAGATTTGACCAAAACTCATGATCTTCTCGCTTACTGTGATATTCGTTTTCAACAGTTATCTTAGACATGTCTATATTTTTCGGAAGGTCATCTAGCTGGACTTCTCTTTTATTGCTTTGATTGGTCTTTCTTACTTTATGAATAAACCAATTTTTTGTAATAACACTAAAGTAGGAAAATGCTTTTGATCCCTTGTTTGGATCGTATTTATCTAAAATTGTTGTTAACCATATTTTACACTCATCTTTTAACACATCAATATTTGGTAAATTTGTAAACCTGTATGTGTATATAATTTTGTCCACCATCTCACTAAAAGCAGGCTCAATATAATCTATATACAGATCTGTTCTAATTTTAATATCATCAGTGTTTGAATACTCTATGATTGCATTCTCATGCACTTTTGTAAAATATAAGTTCTTTTTTTTAGCCATATCATTCTAATTTTGCTTCTTCGACCTCATCCACCCTCTCATTTACAATATTGTAAACATCACTAAATTGTTTTACATGCTCTATTATTTGCCTAGAGTGCATAATCAATTGTTTGATGCTGGGCTCTCCGTAATACATTTCCATCTCGTAGAGTTGTTGCAAGTGGTTTTGATAAGAAGCCAAATCCTCTACAAGGTTTCCCATGTTGTCAGAGATGGGCAATAGTTTGGATAACATTTTTCTTATATACCACAATAAGAGAGCATTAATAAAGACAGACAAGATTAAAAAAAATATAAGTAAACTCATTTATACTCCCGCTTCATCTCCTCTTTGTCAGCTTTAATCTGCTCTCTTGCTTCCTCTATATGTTGCCTAACTATATTTCCTGCTTTTTTACTTTTCACATATGTGGGCATTGAGGGAACTCTGGTCAAGCTGCCCTCGGCATTGCACACTTGACAAACAGTCTCGACACTTTTCATAGAATGAAACGCCTCAAAGTGTTCACCACACGCTTCGCAGTAATAGCAATAAGTTGGCATACTACTCCTCTGTGTCTTCCACTTCTTCAACCCCCATTTTAACCAAAGGTGGGTTTTTGACAAAAAGCTCTGCTGTACCGCCTTCTTCTTCGGAGGCAGCAACAAACTCAAAACCTTTTAATACCGGCACAATGTCACTTTGTTCTAAAAGGCTTTTCTGAAGAGCCATCATTACGGCTCCGATTGCTTGGTCTGACATGTTCATGTTATTTCTCCTATCTTAACTAATTTGATTTATAATAAACTTTTCAAATATTTTAGCAGACTCAGACACTGTTTGTTTAGAGGTATCTAAAACTAAATCAGGATTTTTTGGTTCTTCAAATGGATCCGAAATACCTGTAAAATTTTCAATTTTTTCAGGATGATTTTCTGGTAAACTCGCCCTAGCATACATTCCCTTTGTATCTCTTTCGAATAGTGTGCCTAAATCACATTTTATATATACTGTTTTCATTGTCGGGTCTTTTATTTTGTTTTCCTCTCTAATATTTTCATATGGATTAATTGCTGCAATTATACTAATAATGTTGTTTCTAGATAACACCTTGCTTACAAAACTTAATCTTCTAATGTTTGCATTTCTATCAGGCTTAGTAAATCCAAGATCTTTACAAAGGCTTTCTCTATACTCATCTCCGTCTATAACTTCCACAAGATAACCCTTTTTGATAAGATTTTTAGATGCTATTTTAGAAATTGTGCTTTTCCCAGCTCCCGACATTCCTGTCATTTGTATGGATATTCCCCTTGTTTTGCCCCAGCTAACACGCGCCCAAATCCTTTCGTGAGCCGCGTAAATTAAAAAAGTAACAATAAACTGTGCCAGAGCGATCAAACCTGCGACTTTAAAAGATCCTGTGAAAATGTATCCCAAAAAAGTAAGACAAAAAAAGCCTATGAGTTTCCAGCAAATTGCTTTTAACAATGTTCTTTTTTTAGTCTCAATCATAAAATAACTTTTTAATTTATCTTATTTGTTTTTTAAAATATTCTAAGTCTGCCTCGAACATCATCTTGGCAAGACCCTCAAATGTCACTTCGGGTTCCCAGCCTAATTTTTCTTTTGCTTTTGTAGAATCCCCAAGAAGATAAGGCACTTCCTGCGGTCTAAAAAGCCTCGGGTCAATCTCTACATACTTATCTGCGCTTCCAAGACCTGCTTGATCAAAAACTGCATCTAAGAATTCTTTTACAGAATGAGTCTCACCTGTTGCAATAACATAATCATCGGCTTCTTCTTGCTGCAACATCATCCACATAAGCTTCACATAGTCACCTGCAAAACCCCAATCGCGCTTTGCATCAAGATTTCCTAAGAATAATTTATCTTGTAGACCTAGCTTGATTCTTGCTGCTGCCATGGTAATCTTTCTGGTTACAAAAGTCTCACCCCTTCGTGGAGACTCGTGGTTAAAAAGAATACCACTACAAGCATATTGACCATATGACATTCTATAGTTTCTTATAAGGTTGTGGGCGAAAACCTTAGCGCAAGCATACGGAGATGCTGGCATTAGAGTTGATTCCTCATCGAACGGATAACTAGGATTATCTCCAAACATTTCTGAAGAAGACGCCTGATATATCTTGCACTCTGGCACCAGTTCTTTTGCCGCGTTAAGCAATCTTAATGTTCCCATGGCGATACCATCTACAGTGTGCTCTGACAGATCAAAGGAAACCCTCACATGGGATTGTGCTGCTAAATTATAGATTTCGTCGGGCTTATATTTGTTGATCAAGGACCACATGCAGCCTGTATCATTGAGATCAAAATATTCTAATATAAAATTTTTATTTGAAAAAAGATGATCGACCCTATCAGTGCAAATAAGCGAGGTTCTCCTCTTTAATCCCACAACCTTGTAGTCTTTTTCCAGCAATAGTTCAGCAAGATATGAGCCATCTTGACCAGTAATGCCCGTGATAATAGCAACTTTATTTGCTTTTTTTATACCACTCATAAGTTTTTAAAACTCCATTTTCAAATTTAGTAAATTCAAAATCTCCGTATAGCTCTTTGAATTTTTTATTAGATCCATCTTTTCTGTATTGACCGTCTAAACTATTATTAAACACTATTTTAACATCTTTTTTTATATTATTTAAAAACATTTCTATCATTTCTTTTATTGATAAGTTTTGATCGGGAGATATGATTAGCGGGACATCGGTATTATGATTTTTTAAGAGAAAAGGAATTATTTTCACCAAGTCATCAACATATAATTGCTGCCTCAGAGGGTTTCCAGAACCCCAAAACTCAACTGTGTCTCCGTCTTTTGCTTCGTGTATCTTTCTTATCATGGCGGGGACAAAGTGGGAACTTTCTAAATCAAAGTTGTCATTTGGACCATATATATTCGATGGGCAAAATGTAGAGTAATTCACTCCGTATTGAAGCCTATAAGCGTTTGTTTGTACAAACAAAGCTCTTTTTGTGTATCCATAAGTAAAGTTTGTCTTAGCCGGTGGTCCCGACAATATATCCTCCTCTGCAAAGGGATATCTATTAACCACATCAGGGAATGAGCAGGTGCTCAAGCATGATAAAACTCTTACAATACCTGCCTTGTGAGCCGCACTTAAAACATTAGTATTTATGTATGTATTGATATCATAAAACTCTGCTTGCTTCGAGGAGTTCTCCTTAATTCCACCAACCTTGCTAGCTAGATGCAAAATTGCATCCGGCTTTTCTGATGCGAATAATTCGTATACGCTAGAATAATCCCTAAGATCACAATCTTTTGAGGACAAAAACATCCAATTTGGATTTTGTTTTTTAAGTCTTGTGCCAACAAATCCAGTGCCACCAGTTACTATAATCTTATTCATTATTTCCAAAAAAAGTTTCAGAATTTATATTCTTATCATCAATAAACAAATCATATACGGGTTTTCCGAACTTAAGATCGTTGTATTTTACGCCCCATTCTTCAAATTGTTTTTTTGTAATTTCAGACCAGTCTATTCCCGTTCCAGTGCCCCTAGCGGTCCAGTATATAATTGTATTTCCACTATCATACAGCTCGTTAATTATACTAATCCTATCTTGCAATGGTATTGCCATGCTATAATCTCTACTATCTGGAGATGTGCATATGGTTTCGTCTATATCGACATAATAAATCAAATTAATTACCCTCTCAGCTTTTTTCTAATTGCAATTTCACTTTTTGTTACAGTTTTTTCAGACGATCCTAGAATTTTTCTAATATCCTTAACTCTTTTCTGTAACATGTCCATAGCCATAACCTCTAAACTAGACTTCTGATCTGTGCCCCACATATCATGAGACAGTGTAATGTGCCTCTCTACAATAGTCGCACCAAGTGCCACTGCAATAACTGTTGGCTCCAAGTCCTCTTCGTGCCCAGAATATCCTATTTCACAACCATATCTATCTTTTAAAAATGGTATTAAATTTAAATTGAGTTCGTCCTTTGGCGTTGGATAGCTAGAATTTGTATGCATTAAAACAAGGTTTTTATTGTGTTTTAAAACATTATTCACAGCCTCATCCACTTCAGATAATTCGCACATTCCCGTGGACATTATAATGGGAATATTTGATTTAGCAGCCTCGGAAACCAATTCTTTATTCGTAGTCATAGCCGATGGTATTTTTAAAAACGGTAAATCATATTGCATTAAAAATTCCAAACTATCTAAATCCCAAATAGAGGCTGACCAATCTACGGGCTTTTCAGAGCAATATCTGCTGATATAATCGTATTCTTTTTTGCCAAACTCGACACGATATTTATATTCTAGATATGTCATTTTGCCCCATGGGGTTTCTCTCATAACACCCTTTTGATGTTCTGGGACGCACACATCTGGGTTTCTTTTTTGAAACTTAGCACAATCCCACGAACATGCAGAAACCGCATCAATAAGCTTCTTTGTTATATCAATGCTGCCGTTATGATTAATACCTATTTCACCAATAAAATAAGTGTCTTTATCTTTTCTTTCTAAAAAATTTTTCATGCTTAGAATTCCTATGAATAATTTGCTATTTTATAATACCATTCAAAATTATTTAATTGCTCTTGTATTGTACACAAATCTTTCTTATTAGTCAAGAAAGATTTAACTTCTTCTAAAAGTCCGGGCTTGAATTTTAAATCTTTTTCTTCTTCATCTAGTTTAACAAAACTAGTCTCTAAAGACCCTTTGTTCTGAATTTGCAATTTTTCCAATGGTCTTAAAATCAGTTTCTTATCTGGTAAGTTTATCTCGATGCCCCATCTACCTGCTGATTTCCAATTTGCGTCGTAACTAAAATGGGTGCCTGATTCTGTGATTCCACAACCATTAAAGGAGCTGGCAGAGGGGTGCCATTCTAATTTATCTTGTGTATACGCGCTTAATTCTTTTGGTTTGCCAAATAAATAAAACACGGTGTCAGGAACATGTGATGAATTGCATAGAAAAAATCGTGCCAATTCTTCTTTCGTATATGAATCAAAGTCTATCATATGGGACCACTCAGTAAAAGTGAAATGAACATTGGCATACCCATTGCTGTTGGATATTATTTCTTTGCACTTTTTTACAGACTGGTAAAATCTTCTGTTATATGCCACATGCAAACTACAAGATTTTTGCTCCGATTTGAAAATCAAGTTTTTAATTTGATCTTTATTTATCCCTGCTGGCTTTTCTATCAAAATGTTTTTGACCCCAGCGTCAATTAGTTCATCCGTAACGGAGTAAAGTTGACTTTCGTCAACTGCCACTATGGCATAGTCTGCAACATTTGTTGCATTAGATTCTACAAACTTTGTTAACCCATGGGGATAAACTTTTGTGGGGAAACTAGGTTTAGCAGACCTGCCCACAACATTATAGTCTACCCCAAGATGATGCAATACTTTATAGTAGTCTAAGCCTATGTTTCCCGGTCCTACGAGCCAAACTTTCTTATTTTTCATATTGATTTCCTAACTTAATCCGCATCTGTCGCAAGGATTCCACTTGGAGCGTGAACCGGATATATGGTCTTTTCTTAATGCATTATAAGTTTCTCCGGACCATATTTCCTTAATTGTGGAATCATTTAAATTTCCAACTTTTAAATAGCTTTTATAGTCCACATCGCACGGATTTGATATTCCGTCAAACCATACATACATCCTTTGCCAAAGATACTCACATGGACTTGTTATGTCTGGGTGTGTTTCGTTGGCGTAGGTATTCCACCTATTTTCTATATTAACAACCGCCACATTATCAACTAATTTTTGAAAAAATTTAGTGTATTTTTCTATACTCTGTTCTTCATCAAAAAATACTCCAGAGGCAGTTGTCATTGTGTTAGAATCAGGGTAATGCTTTTCCCTTATACTGTGAAACATTTTGATATTATCAACAACAGTGTCAAATTTTCCCCTGACTCTTATTCTCTCGTATAAATCTTTTCTTTCTGCGTCTATTGAGAATACTAACTCTGTCACATTTGAAGACAATATGGCATGACAATGTTCCTCTGTCATTTTTGTAGCGTTTGTATTAATTTTTATTTCAAAAAACTTTCCCTTAGCATAGTCAAGCATTTCGCATATTTGTTTATGCATTAAAGGTTCGCCTCGGGAAGCTAGAGTAATCGCTCTGGTTCCTCCCGCCACAGCCTGATCTACAACTTTTTTGTAAAGGTCCATTGGCATAACGCCCATGTATGGCTTTTTAGTAAAAGTCTTATCAATCTGAAAACACATTACACACCTGAGATTACAAGCAGATACTGGCTCGATCAATAAATAACAAGGAAATTTAGAAACCTTTCTTTGCTCTGGGTATTTCTTTAGTTTATATCTAAAAACCAAATATTCACACCACTTTTCTAGGTCATTACTTTCTAAAAAGCTTTTCTCTTGCGGGGAAATATCGAAAGGGAGAGATGAATTTTCATCAAGGCACTTTAAAATTAGATCTGCTACCTCAATATCTTCTTCATCCATATTCTTTTTGCATAAGTCATATGACTTTTGATAAAGCTCCAAAGATAATTTACTATCCCCAAGCTCATCATTTGTAAAAATTCTACCAAAGTCTGGTATGTTAAAGTTTTTAATCTTCATATTATACGACGAACCTTGGTGATTACCAAGAGGTCCACCCTCCGTCTATTGTTATTTCGGTGCCAGTAATATAGCTAGATCTTTCAGATAGTAGAAAGTTAACTGCACCGTTTATCTCCTCCACATTCATCATCCTACCCATTGGAGTTTGAGAAGAATACTTTTTGATAAAGTCTTCACCCTGATCATTGTAAACCCCTCCCGGAACAATGGAGTTGACTCTAATCTTTGGAGCCAAATGAGTTGATAAATGCTTAGAAAGCATTAGAACACCAGCCTTTGAAATACTATATCCAATGTGCTTTTCTTCATTGTCATACAAATCTTTTCTAGGAGAAGCGATGCCATATGTTGAAGAAAAATTAACAATGCTGCCATATTCATTGTTACGGGCATATTCCCTACATACCGAAAAAAGCGCTGTTAAGTTTATCTTCATATATCTATCAAAGGAATCCAAGCTTATGTTAAACAAGTTTGTTTTCTTTATATTTGAATCAATATGGTGATTTAGGGCGAACAGATTAACAAGACCATCGGCTTTATTTTGTAAGAAAAAATTCTTTACAAATTCTTCGTCAGTTAGATCATGCCCATTTTGATAATCCAAACAAATACATTCGTAGCCACTTCTTGATAAATCTTGTTTAACAGATGACCCTATAAGACCCTCGCTACCAGTTATAATCACCTTTTTCATTTTTCAAATTCCATTATAGTTTTTTTAAGAGCATCGGCTTTTTTTAAAGCTAAATTAGAATCTCTGTAGTTTGTTTTGAATACCATCATTTGTGATTGTATTTTTTCTGCAACTGGACATAAGCCTGCACCATATTTTATATTTTCATATATAGATGGCATCCTTTCAACAAAAGCCCTTGATTCCATAACTGGTTCCATGTAAGGCACTGACCAAGCGCCATAAATTCCATCGCCGCCATTATTTATATATCTTTTTCTAAAATCTTTCCAACTAACACCAATCTTTTCCTCCCCCAAGTATCTAACCCCCAAACTCCAATAGCTATTAGTTGAATAGTCGGGCGTATATTGAGGTATTAAATAGGGGCAGCCTTCGATGGCGTTTAAAAATATTTCTGCCGATTTAACTCTCATATCCACTAAAGAATCAATCCTCTCTAATTGCGCCAAAGCTATAGCAGATAAAAACTCTGACAGTCTATAATTCCATCCGATGGTGTCGTGGCGCTTATAGTTTGGATTCTGAAAAACATCCAGATCTGCCTTGACTCTACCCTCATCTGCCATCAGATTTTTAAATCCATGACCCCCAACTTTTCTTGCTCTCTTGGCATATTCAGCGTTATCTGTAACTAATATACCGCCTTCGCCGCAAGATATGTGCTTTGAGTTTTCGAAACTATAGCTAGACATAGCTCCGAATGATCCAACCATTTTTCCTTTGTAAGTGCTCATAAAACATTCAGCATTGTCCTCTACAACTGGGATGCCATACTTGTTTGATATATGCATTATTTCATCCATCTCACAAGGCAAGCCATATATGCTAACAATGGATATCGCTTTCGTTTTTGGCGTAATTTTTCTTTCTAAATCTTCTGGGTCTATTGTGTATCTATCCTCCAGAACATCGGCGTATACGGGTATGGCATTGGCATGGATTGTAGATGAAGTGTTCATGATTACCGTAAAAGCTGGTGATATCACTTCGTCTCCGGGCTTTACTCCAACAGCCTCTAAGGCGGCGTGAAGTGTACTAGTCCCAGAATTAAAAGCTACTCCATGTTTTGTGCCCATTTTATTAGAAAATTCTTTTTCGAGCTTTCCAGTCCATGAGCCCTCTGTGGCGCTCCAGCTTTCAGAATTTAAAACTTTTTTCATATATTCCAATTCGTTTCCCAAAAATTTACTAGGGTTTTTCATTGGCTGCACCATCCTTTAATATTAGTTTTGTTTTATTAACTTGATTTTCTTTCCACATATTTTCTAAAAAATAATTTATTTCTATCACATTTTTGTTGTCATCTAAATAATCAAATAATTCTTCACTTGTGAATTCATTGCCCCCAAAATATTCTATAACTCTTTTGAAAAATTCAAAGTCTTCTTGATAGTCAAGTGTCATTCTTATATCCTTTCTTAAAAATATTTTTGGTATGTTTTCAAGATCTTCAACATTAAAAAGACCAGTTTCTGTAAAATATACCCACATCATCTCAGTATCAGTGGTGTCTTTGATATCACACACCTTATAGAGTGCTTCAGACTTTATGCCATATGTAAAAGAACCACAGACGACATCATCTGATTTTATAAAGTCAACACTACTCTGACTTTTTTCATACTGACAAAAAGCCATATCCATCAATTCTGGATCACAAAACAAATCATCTCCATCGGCAGTTACAAAAAAATCAATGTTATATTTTAAACAAGCCCCCCTCCATCTATCAAGCTTGTCTTGGACACTTCCCCTGTAAAATTCGATGCCATTGTCACTAGCTATTTTACACAGATTATCATCTTCTGTCAATTCGGTTGTGCATAAAACAACAACATCAGCCAATTTACTTTTTTTTGCTTGATCAATAACATATTCTATAGAGTATCTGTCTAGTATTTTTTTATAACACTTCTTCTGTAACCTAGATGAATCGCTCCTAACTGTTATTATAATCCCCTTATTCATGCCATAACCTCTTACGATAATGTCTCAGGTAATTTATTTGACCTATATGACATATTGTTTATTTTTATATTATTTTTATTAGCAATAAAACAAAGATATTTTAAATCAGCCATAATTTGCTTTCTCATTGCAGGATTGTCAAGAGCTGCTGATCCGTGTATAGACTTGTCAGTTTTGACTCTGCTGTCGGTAAAGCCAGCATGAGTTGATCCGTATGTTTCCAATGCTTGATTGTGTGACAAATCAAACCCAGTAACATTTATTGGGTTGCAGCCCATCCACAAAGCATAGGCTATCATGTGATTGGTAATAGTATTACAGTGAGAATAAGCTTTCTTGATGCCATATTTTTGTGCTAGCGCTATTTGAAATATTTTTTGTTCCCACATCCAAGGATAAACCAATTTAGTTTTTGACATTTTTAATAACTTTACAAATTCTTTTCTAATGGGAATTGTAACAATAGACTTTATATTTTTCTTCATACAGAATTGAAAAGGGTCCTTAAGCTCATCATATGAATTAGCTGCACACCAATAGTCTGGTTTCATATCTTTGTCAAAGAAATCAGGCACCATGTGAAAATGATTGCATGTAAACTTAATATCATCGCGATGCGAAGCCTGATTGGTCTCGAAGAGGCTCGGTCCTAATCCCATAATGAGGGCTGGCTCATTGTGGTATTTATTATTAAGGCTCTGTAGCTTTTCGTATCCCTCCAGCATATGCTGCTTGAAGAAGTTCTTATCTTCTAGATTATCTATTTGTGCATCTTCAAGATAAGTGGTATTATATTGATTTTTGATTATTTCTAACGGATCTACCAACTGGTCTCCTACCAAATGAATTTTGATTTATAATATTGAACTATGTGTTTTATTTCTTCATTAAACTTCTTTTTTGTAAACCAGCCCAAAGATTGCAATTTGGTATCGTCTACAGAATATCTTACATCTTGTCCCTGCCTAGAATACGAAAAGTCTACATATTTTTCTAGGTCGTCTACACTGTGCCCAAAGCATTCAATAATTTTTTTGACAGTATCAATGTTTTTTTGCTCTTCGTGCCCTGAAATGTTATAAATCTCGTTTGTTTTCCCGCTCTCAACAATTTTTACGATTGCTTCGGCTGTGTCGTCAGCATGTAACCAGCACCTATAAGGCTCACCATCATTATGCAAACAGGTTTTTCTGCCACGATTCAGGTTTTTAATAGTCAAAGGAATTAGTTTTTCTGGATATTGACCAATTCCGTAGTTGTTTGCTGGTCTGACAATCACATATTCTAAATCATATGTTCTTGCCCAAGCCAAAACAAGCATGTCTGCTGCCGCTTTAGAGGCAGAATAAGGATTGCTAGGCTTAAGCAGGTCTTCTTCTTTGTGGTCTCCACTTACAATGTCACCGTAGACCTCATCTGTGCTAAAATGTAAGAAAATTGGTCTTTCACCAACATTTTTTTGCTTATTTCTTACTAATTCTAACAAATTTTTAGTCCCTAAAACATTAGTTTCAAGGAATTTGTCACTACTAACAATACTATTTGCAACATGAGACTCTGCTGCTGTGTTGATTACATAATCACAGTCATACAGATGGTCCAAATCTTTAATATCAGCCTTCTCAAACCTAAAATTTGGGTGAGTTGAGAACTCTTCAATCAAATCTGTGTTGGCTGCATAGGTGCATTTGTCAATTCCATAGACCATCCACCCTTTTTCAAGGCATTTTCTAGTTACATAGGAGCCAATAAAGCCCAAACAGCCTGTCACATATACAATTTTCATGCCTTATCCTCAAAGAATTTATCGACAACTTCTTTAATATAAGCGATTTTTTGGTCATTAATTCCAATAAAAGTGCCCAAAAAGAACGAATTGAATGTCGCTTTATGTGCATTTGGGAACTGTTCTTGAAGATTATCATACCCTTTTGCAATGTGCTGGTAGCCCGGATGATA